TTCTCGGTAAATTGCCCTGTCATATACCCAATAACGTCATCCGCTTCTACCTTGTCTATTACAACTAAATCAACCGGGAGACACTTGAGATAATCGATCAGACGTACAATTTGAGCCGTTATTGATTCTGATTCTTCTTCTTGGTTATCGAAAGCATCCCAGTTTGAGATTTTAGTTATATGCCGATTTGCCTTATACTCGGGGTAGAGGTATCTTTTATTAGTAGAACCTCCTTGTCCGTCGAAAACTAAAATAACTCTAGTTGGTTGTAATTGTCTGATAGCGGCACCTATAGATTTAAGAAAACCGCCTAGTCCTCCAATATGTGCCCCGCTTGGATTTATATGGCTAATTGCGGTAAAACTACGAAGAAATGTATTTAACGAATCGACAATTAGTACTCTACTGTTCTTATGTAAGTCCTCCGGTTCCTGCTTCTCCATCTTTTCGAACATCGCTCTGTAATCCATTCTTCTTTTGTTTTGCAATTGGATTGGCCAACCTGTCGGCTATCCTCTTACGAATTATGTAAATATCTTTCTCTGTTGGAGAGTAACTATTCATTAACTCTTGCGGTACCCCATCCCATGACGCTAAATAACTCTGTACCTGGAATCCTCTAGCTATACATTCGTTGTAGAGGTCAATGTACCTCTCTTTTAAATATCCTAGCTTATCGTAAAAGAATGATACATGACCTTTACCCAGGGTAAATTCTTGCGGTATATTCTTAAGATTACACTTACCCTTTGCTACAACGTTTGGTATGCGTTTAAGCTCTCTATGTTCAGCAATCAAATGCTTACTACTTAACTCCTTTGGCGGAATCCCGATATTGATCCTTGTCATACCGTAAAGATATACTATTCCTCGGTAGGATCAAATACGTCTTTGTTATCTTCATCAGTCTCAATAACTACATCGAAATCGTTTGATCCGAGAGTCTTTAACCAATCCTTAGAGTATTGCTTTTTATAAGCATCGATTGCCTGCTTGGTATCGTCAATAAATCCATGTGCGGTCATTATAACTCTACCAGTAGATGTAACGTCATTAACGTGATTCTTATCACAACTAACTTTAGTACGCTTGGCAAACTCTACGTCCTTGCCGTTCTTGGTTGCTTTGATCTTATTAGTTCCGGAATTAGTTACGTTTCCGAAAGTAATAATCAAAGATGCATCGAAGTACATAGTATCACCGCCCTTATTCTTCATCTTGGGCTGGGCCATAATATTCTCTGCTTTAGCAACCCAGATCTTATTTACTGCAAGCATAGTATTCGTGTAAGGTTGACTCTGCTTACGTGACAATACAATCTTCTGGTTAATAAAGTTACCAAACTGCTGGGACATAGCTCCGGCATTCCACTCGTTATTATTCTTATTTGACTCAACAGACAGACGGCAAGGAATAGATCCTACAGAATCCCAGAGGAAAAGAAGATCGTAAGGTAAGTTACCTTTCTTCTGTTCGTCGAGAAGGTCTGCAATAAATGCAGCTACGTCTTCGATAGTATTTAATCTCTCTCTATCTACGTAAATGAAAAATCCCTTGTAGTCAGCTACTTCGCCTTCTTCATTAGGTACTTCTTCGAATACAAGTCCCATTTGTTTGGCATGCTCCCAATTCCATTTCATCTCAGTAATGATAAATACAGGCAAGATACCTATCTTCTGGGCACTTACGGCTGCTTCTAAAAGAGCTGTAGTCTTGCCTGTATCAGAATGTCCTCGAAGTAATGTAATATGGCCTACAGGAATACCAGGAATAGAAAGACAGTCTTGAAAGGCTTTAGATAAAGGAATCCAAGTCTGCTCTTTCATTTTGATAGAGGTACTTGAGAGGTTTTTAGACTGTATAAACTTCTCTAGGTTAAAAGTACCCTTGACGGCTCCCGCTACACTTTCGTTAAGCGAGGCTTTAATTGATTTGGCCATAAATTAATTACTTAAAAAGGTCATCAAATTCCTCATCAATACTAGGCTTAGCCTTGGGAGTATTAAGGGATAAAGAACTAGGCTTTGACGCAAGTGAAGATTCTTGCTTTGGTGCAGCAGCTGGTGCAGGTTCGTCAGTAGTTTCTTCTGGATTAAGCCAGCCAAGGAGCGCCTCTTTCATCTCATCGTAGGAGTACTTCTTAAAGATAGAAAATACATCTGGTTGATTACTTAACCACTTCTCTACCTCTTTGGCATCCTCTGATAGAGGTGTAGTTTTTGTGCGGACACGTACCTTAGATTGATTAAAAGAAGTGCCGTTAGTCTCGGGACCTGTAGTTTCGATAGTAATATCGCGACCCTGAATAACGTCAGTATAATCCCCGACATCTGGATCGTCAGCCAAGCTCAATAATTCGGCGTAAATTTGCTTACCAAATTCCCACAAGCGAACGCCTTTCTCTTCTTCACCGCGAACGATTACGGGAGTGAATACACGCATTTTAGGTTCAAGCTTACGTGACATCATCCAGTTTTCTTTGTCGCCGCTTGATGCAAGCTGCTTGGCGAATTCAACAATTGGGTCTTTCTCTCCAAAATTCTGGAGTGAAATCATTGTACGGTTCCCGATACCGTAATGTACGAAAATCTCTTTGAAAGGATTTGCCTTATCCCACACTGCAGGTACAATTCGTACTGAATGCTTCCCTACTGTAGGTTTCCAGAGAATGAGAGACATATCTCTCTTTTGTCCGCCTTGCTTTTGTGATTGCAAAGCACTAAGTTTAGACTTAATTGCGCCTAAATCCATACCCATAACTTATAGTTTTAAATTTAAAAATTACGTTAATAAAAGAATGTAAGTACTAATTCTCAGATAAGCAACTTAAATGTTGACTATTCTATGAATTTTTGTAGAGAGCTTTTTAAGCTCGTCTCCTTGCGAAAGGAGAACTGTGTTTCTATAATCCGGCCAGTTAATTCGGAAAGAAGTATCCAGAATGCCTTCATTAAGGGATTTAATAAGAAGATTGAGACTATTGATAGTGTAAAGAGTATTAGTCTCTTTTTTCCGGTGAAGTAGGATAGTATTCTGAAGTACTTTTGTTGTAGGTCCTTCTACTTCTATATTATATGTGCAGAGTAATTCTTCAGAATCAACGGATTCAAGTACGAAAATCTTTCCGTACATTATAGAGTACTCGCCTTGAATTAGATTGAGAGTATCTTCAAGTCTATCTTTTGGCGAAAACGTACAAAATAACTTATTCTTCAATTGTTCTTGCGTTAGTTCAATGTATGCCATAATAAATATCTAGGTTCTAACTCAGAGGGTTATAATATTTTATTTTTACAGTTTTCGAAGTGGTACGTTTTCATTCTAGGACCTCCTCCTATTTTTCCGCAGTAAGAACACGTCTGTTTAGGGTAGGTTTTTCCTTTTTTTAATAGACTTAATTTTTGCTTTACCTCTTCAGACAACTTTTTACCTTTGTGTTTTTCACTCATCTTACGTTTTGTTTCTTCTGAATGCGGTTTTCTTTTTTTCCCAGGTTCTGCTGCTTTTCTTCCTTTTAGTCTACTACTTATCTTTTTTCTAGTCTCTTCTGAAGCTTTATATCCTAGTCTAGAGTTTAATAAGGCTTGTTTATGTTTTTCGGTTAGCTTAGCCCCTTTCCTATTACCTGCAAACCCTTTAACTATCGGTTTATCGAACCTTTTCGCAATTAAATTTGCAGCAGCATAGTCCCCTTTCTCTAAATGTAATCTATAATGTTCTTCTATAGAAAGGCATTGTAAATTTTCAAGACTGTTGTTATTTCTATTACCATCAATGTGGTGTATTTCATAACTCCTACCTTTTTCATCTACTGGAATTTTCCCATAAACTTTCTCCCAAATTTTTCGATATTTCATAGCACCTTTATTCATAAATATCTTTAATTAGTTTAAAAGTTATAATTCACTCCTTTTTGTGCTTTCACCCTATATCTGTCCTTTTCCAAAACATCTTTGATCTGCTTTAAAAATCCTTTTCCGTCTTCAGTTGAATAATCAATAAGAATTGAATCGTATACTACCAGGATGACTTTACTCTTTTTCCCTTTAAATAACTCGCGTAAATCAATTAACTTTTTTACATTGTTTACGGTCTCTAGACATTGAACATAGTAATTAAAAAGCTTCTGCGGATTGGCGTTTTCTATCTTTATTTTTCGCTTGTTTGGTAATTCAAGAAAGCCTTTCCTTTTATATTCAGCCCATCCTGCCTCGAGTAGCCAGTTAACCTTATCAAATAATTCTATATGCTTATATTCTTCTTCAACTCCGTTGTAGAGCTGTCTAAACGTAATTTTCTTGGATTCTTGGTACTCTTCTGGAGTTAATTCTTCTTTGCCGAAATACTCTTTACCTAAAATCACGTGAATGGATTCGTCTGAAGGGAGAGGTACGTTTAGCATATTAGCTATTAACCTCAAGTGATATCCGTCAAAGTCAAATTCCACTAAAACGTCGTTTTGCGGCACAAAAGCTGCTCTAGATCCGTTATCTTTGTTAAAGGCCAGGAAGTTTATACCGTTAAAAGCATTGGTAGGTCGTGAGGTTATGTTATAAAGGTTATAGCTTGTGTATATCCTATTATCTTTCATAGACCTAGCCTTCCATGTAGGTTCAAAGAACTTATCAAAAACCCTTTCATCTACCGTTAGGCCCTGTTCTTCTACCCATTTATAGGCTTGAATGTATTTATTTTGCCATTCTAGATTTATCTCTTCCCCAATATACCCTCTAACTGCTCCAAACATACATTCACACTTCTCGTAATGCTTTGAAATTGGAATAAGTGTATTCATATTTTCTGAATACTTAAACTTGTTGTGGAAATCTAGGTGAACGGGGGTGTAGCATTGGATATCTTTGATCTCACCGTCTTTATCTAAGATGTTGAAGTATAGATCTACAGCCTGAGGGAGATAAAGGAAATACGAATGCCACTTTTTATCAAGCAGGTAGATTACT